TGTTGGATTTCTATCACTAGTTTCTCTATCTAATAATTCACCTTCAACTTGATCACCTGTACGACCTTGACCCATAGGATTAGTAGCTTGAACCCAATCAATAATTTGTTGTGATTGTTTCATTGTTAATGGATCAATGCCCCAAATTTGTCTAATCTCATCTGGTGTAAAGACTTTAGAATTAGTCAATACAGCAATGATCTTTGCATTTTCAGCTCTATCTCTGTCTAATATAAGTCTATTTTTAATAAATAATCTATCTACAACCTCATTTCTAATTCCGGGTCGTACTATTTTAATATGACGCCTTTGTAATGTTTCCATCTCTTCTTGGATAACACTAGCATAAATCTCTGCACGTAATGCTAAGAAGGATGATTGTTGAACAAGTGCGGTAAAGCCTTCTTTTCCACCACCGCCTACAAGTGCAGAAGGTGCCCCACTAGGTCCTCCAATCAAAGTATTAATTTGATCTATAATAGGAATAGGACTTGCATAATTGGTAGATTTTGGTTCAATGTAACCTATATCTACACCCATACCAGTTACAATACCTTGGTCAGCATCACGATTTTGAAGATTAGTATTATAATCAGCTAAGGCACCTTCAGCAGCAGTTTTAGCTGCAGCAATCTTTTCATCATAAGTGCCTGGAAAGTTTTTAGGATCAAATTGTGTTAAATCTAATTTATGCCATTCTCTAGGAACATTTCTATTTCTCCAAAGGATATCATTACGAATTAATTGTTTCTTCCATTCAATAATACCAATAAGACTAGTTATTGGAGCATGAGACCATACACCAAAGGTCATTCTACGTAAGTTATCTCTAATCCAAATACCTCTAGGATTGAAAGATAAATGTACTACTCTTTCTTTTTTATAGATAGCTTCAGGGAAATCTTGTCTATTCTCTTGTTCATCTACAAGATACCATTTTGGATTCATTATAACAGTTTCATTTAAAGATAAGGCTCTGTTAATTTGTGTTCGTTTATCAACCGCTGTTACTAATTGCATTGGTAATGCTGTTAAATCAAATATACCTTTTTGACCATCTAATTTAATTAAATCAACTAAATCTCCATACTTCCATAAATCTACTGTGTATTGATAAAACAACCTACGTAGTTTAATCATTCTACCCCATTTGTTAGCTTCTTCTACAGCATTCTCTTCTTCATTTGTTAACATTTCATCAGCGGCTCTAATACCTGCAGTATTACCTATATTATCTCCAATTGATTTTTGAATCATAATAGCCATTAATTCTATTGCAGAATACAATCTTTCATCATTTGTAAATAAATTATCAGCTACTGAGTATCTATTTTGTAATCGTCTTAGTCTATCAAAATCAGCAATCTGACCACCAATTACAGCAGCTGGTGCTAAAACTAAAGGCTCTGTAGGTTTCTTAGTTAAATCTACAGGTTCAGATACTGCTGTGGTTCCCGCTTTAACTATCTTAAAAGGGAATTTCATCTGAAATACATCACCTGATGTGTCATAATTGCTTTACTCATATTCCTGTTCTCTTCTTCCTCTGTCCTAATATACGATACAATCTGTGCGGTACTGTCAGCCTGATCTTTTGACCCATTTGTCGGGTGATCAACCTTTCTATTGTTGATAAGCTGTAGTTCACTATATTCTTTAAATAATAAGTCAACCATAGGCACCTTACAGGTAAACTCAGATAAATCATTTCTGAGGAAGATCCAGTCGTTGAGTTTAAGAGTATGCTGGATGACGTTGATATTGTAGTTCCTAGCAAGTTGTTGCAACTCGGAATGGAAATAGATGTCGAATATGTATACCGATATTGGAAGAGCTTGGAAAACAGGCTCCAATACTTTCTTAATGTCATCTCCTTTAATTTCTTCTCCTTTAGCGGCAATAAACACAGTGGAACCAATGATATTAATATTACCATATAAATCTACATATCCTACAGATAAACCAAAAGCATCTTTTCTAATAGCTGGATCAGTTCCTACAAACCATGTAACTGCATCAGGGTATCTTTTCATATTAAGCATGTTTACATCTACTGAAGGTTGAAAACCGTACTTTCTATGTAATTTATCAGTTGGTGGTTCTCCTTCAAAAACATTGGTTTTGAATGCTTCTTTTTTAATTTGATCTAATTTAAAGCCATTAAAGAATGATTTAACTGATACACCTTCTTCTGCACCATAATCCATTGCAAATCTATCTGGGTTTCTTTTACGCTCTTCTTCTAATACTTCATAGGACATTTCAGGATTTAATTCCCACGTCTTTTTCCAACGAATTTCCGCCCAAGGCCATTTCTCTTTATCAGCTTGTTTGTAAAGAGAAGTGATAAAATCTCCAGGCGCAGCAATTGAACTAATTGCTACTCTAACATTTTCATTCCATTGTTTGAATGTACCTGTAGAGTTACATAGTTTAAAATAGATTTCTTCTGGACTATGTTTCTCAGCATCTTCAAAAGATGATACTTCATCTGCAACAAAGCATTTAATTGTTCTTCCTACGTTAGATTTTATATTAGATCCAAGGGCTTTTAATGTTATGTGTTTAGGAAATTTAGCTTTATTAAAGGTTAAATCAGGATTTAAAGAACTAAAGTAAGGAGAGTTTGCCATTATTTCTTTAGATCTAGCAAACACAGTATCTAAAGCTTGCTCTTGTGAGGGTGCTACATTTATACACATTATCTCAGAGTTGGCAGCTAATTTATATTTCTCTTGTGGATTTTCTAGGAACTGTAATTTTGCAAGTTCATATAATGAAATTAAGGCTGCTACAGTAGTTTTACCACCACGCATGCCGGATACAAAGATAAGTTCAGACTTTATACGTTTACCCTCTTTATCGTACTTATACATTGATCTTAGTACAACTTTTTGAGACTCCCATAATTTTATATTACCACCTGCAGGATCTTCCCAGAAAGCTACAATGTCAGTACTCCATAGTAATTTTTTAAGTAATTGTTCACCTATAGAAAGCTTACTCCAAACTGTAGGATCGCAACTTACATCAAGCTGAGTCTTCATCTTTCTTTATGATGGGTTTTAATTCCTCTAAGAATTTAGGCTTACAATTAGAACAGGCAGTTTGTAGAATTTTATCAACAACTTGAGTGTATTCTATGTTATAGGTATTTGTTACAATTTTTGAACCACTAAAGTATACATCTTGTAAATGAGCAAGAGTTTCGATACCTTTTCTTTGTTCAGCAACTAAAGCAGTAAAAGCTTTAATCATGTTTAAATCTATCTCTCCCTCTAACAGTGCATCAACACGGGTAGTTTGCTTTTTAAGTTGTTCTAAAATATTTACTAATTCACCTTGTTTATCAATAACTTCTTCTGCTAAAGCAGGGGCAGATTTTGATACTGCTAAGGCAACTTCTGGTTTTAAATGAGATCTGATATGGTTATAAAAAGCATATTTTGAACACTGTAATTCTTTAACAATTTCCTCAACTGTTAATTTTTTATCAAAATAAGCCTTTTCATACTCATCTATACTATCATCCACACAAAGTTTACATCCTTTTGTTCGAATGCCTTCTATATTCATGATTAAATAAACGGCCCGATAAGACTTAAACTGTTAGGGCCACATTATATCAAGTGGGGATCTATTCTACTTGCCCTTAGAATTTGCCGTTGTGAATGTTACAGTATCAGTGACACAACCATTCGCATCACATGCTGTTGCTATCAAGGTATGTTCACCGTTTCCTTTACTCTTGGTTTGCAATGTCCATTCATATGGAGCTGTAGTATCAGTTCCTTTTAACTTTTTACCATCCAAGACAAGTCCAACAGAGTCTACTCCATTAGGACTTGAAGCTTCAACAATAATGAATATTCTATTAGTCACTACATTTCCATCTTGTGGAGTAATAATTTCTACCACTAATGGGTCAGGTGTTGGAGGATCAGGTGGAGGTGGGTCTGGATCTGGGTCAGGAGGTACTGGATCTCCTACAGATGTTGCAGCCCAAATTAATGGTTCTGGAAACGCATCTTTATCTCCTGTCCATCCTCTTGGATCAGACATAGGGACTGCTAATTTTAACAATCCTTCTTTTACTATAAGAACTCCTGCTTCATCGGCAGGTTTTCCATTTTCAACTATATACAAAGCCACTGCACCTGCAACATGAGGTGAAGCCATTGAAGTACCACTGAATTTTACATATCCACTATTTTTATAAGTAGATAATATAGAAACTCCTGGTCCTATAAAATCAACATCTTCCCCGAAGTTACTAAAGCCTGCCATTGTATCATCGCCAGAACCGCCAGTTCCGCCGAATGTTCCATCAAGATCTCTTAGAGCACTTATTGTAAATACTTCATCGTATGCAGCAGGTACAAAGAATTTTGAATCTGCATTACTATTAGCGGCTGCTACAACAACAACTATTCCTGCTGCTACAGCACCACATACAGCTTTATGCATTATATCTCCTGATATACATCCTCCAGCGTCTGATCCACTACCAGCTAAACTCATGTTAATAACATCTATGACATCAGCTTTACCAGTAGCAAAATCAATACCTGCAGCAACAGAACCGAATGTTCCGCCGCCATTATCTCCTAAAACTTTATAGGCATGTATTCTTGCACCCGGAGCCATACCAACAACACCAAAACCATTATCTAATGCTGCTGTAGTTCCAGCTACATGAGTACCATGTCCATGAACATCTACATTTGGTGTACCAATGAATGTAACAAAGTCTACCACATTCAAATCTGGATGATCTATCTGTACTCCAGTATCTAGAATTGCAATATCAACATCAACTCTTTCATCTATACCATCAATTTTAGATATAGGATTAAGTTCTGTATCTATTCTATCAATTCCTGTAGGTAGTGTTTGTACTGTAATGAATACTTCTGCATCTCGTTGTACGAATTTTACTCTTGGATCCTTTTTAATTTTCTCAATTTCAATATCGTTCGCTTGGAAATTTAATCCCTTGATCGCGTGTTTGTATTTATGAAGAACTTTAATATCGTAATCATCTTCGAAATCTTGAGGTAATACACCATCTTCAAATTGTAACAGATATTGACCTGCTATGATGTGACTTGGTTTGATTGCCTGTACAGCATACAAAGGCATTATCAGCATTGCAATTGAAAGGAATAATACAATGCTTGCTATTTGTTTACTCATATATAACTCATCTATAACTCACGAGGATTTTAGTGATGCGGACCATGTATACCTGAATATATGGGCAGGTAATGTTAAATCCTCTTACTTCTATAAAAGTGTCTATGAAAATGGTAAAAATTAATTTTATTACAAATGATGGAAGAGTAGAAGAAACTATTATGCCAAGACACTCTGTACAAGGATTTATTGAACAAATGGGACTTGATAGAGTTTGGGAAGTAGATTCTTTCGATTAAGTTCCTATTTGTTCTTTAACATGAACTGTTAAATAACGTCTAGTTTTTCTTGTAAGTCCACCACCAGTAAATTTTAGCATTGCTAAGTAATTACCAGCGCCTGGTATTTCTGTAGCAATAACAGTCCATTGGGCTATCTCATTATTTGATCCAGTTATACCAAAAGATGTACTTGGAATAGTTTTTGTTGGGACAGATAAAGTATCAGGATCAGCAATAAACATTACAATAGTTGTAATTCCTTTAGCAGTTAAATCAATTACATTACCATCTTTATCCTTTATGGTAATGTTATAAACATCTCCTGCTTCTCCTTCAACTAACTCAATATCAGCCATCGTCGTCCTCTATTTCTCCAATACCTGTATATTTAGCTATGATTGCTGATAAATTAGTTCGGGCGAACTCCGCCACTGTATTGTAACTAGATACAATAGCTGTTGCTTTTTTAACGAAAAGTCTAGTTAATTTTGAATTAATATTTTCAACACGTTGAACAGTCTCATTTACTACTCTAACCAGTGCTAAACCTACTAGTATAATTACAGCTACATTTTCCACTCTTTGAACTGTCTCATTAAGGATTTTTGTAAAGTCAAAGGCAGATCTAATATTCTCAAGTCTTTGTACAGTTTCGGTTTTGATTTTAACTAAGTTTCTAATTATTACATTATTCTCAACACGCTGTACAGTCTCATTGATTATTTTAACATAATCAAGTACTCTATGTACATTTTCTAATCTTTGAACTATTTCAGTTCTAGCTCTTACAAGATCTAAGCCAATTTGTTTACCTTCAATCCTTTGTACAATCTCATTGAATATTCTAGATAAATCTCTATGAATAAGAGTATTCTCAATTCTCTGAACTGTCTCATTTACTAATCTAACAATTCCTAGGGTTTTGACAGTGCCTTCAATTCTATTTACAGTTTCAGTAAATACCCTAACTATTCCCAAAGCTTTACTAGTGTTCTCTAATCTCTGTACAGTTTCGGTGAATATTATACCTAATCCTAAACCAACTATAGTATTCTCAATACGTTGAACTGTTTCATTTCTAATTCTAGTTAAATCAAGATGTATAGTGAAATTTTCGATTCTTTGTACAATCTCTGTACGTATGTTAACTAAATCTAAACCAACCTGTTTTCCTTCTACTCTCTGAACTACTTCATTAAATATCTTAGATATATCACGGTGAATTGTAAAGTTTTCAACCCTCTGTACTGTTTCTGTTACAATTTTACCAAGTCCAAGACCTATAACGCTTCCTTCTATTCTATTTACAGTTTCAGTGAATACTCTAACAATACCTAAAGCCTTAGCAGTATTTTCTACTCTTTGCACGATTTCATTAAGAACCTTATTAAATCCTAAAGTAGGTTGGAAATTTTCAATACGTTGTACTACTTCGTTTACAAATCTATTTCTATCAAGGTGTGCTACATATTGTCTGCCTAATTCTAAAGCTTCATCTGGTGTTAACACTCTATCGTAAATTTGTACATCATCAATTTGACCTTCAAATTGAAATGCTCCACTATTATAAGAACCTATTGTTACAGGGTCATTATTCAATATTGCACCAGTTAAAGTATCAGTAACTGTTGAACTCTTATTATTTATACCATCAAAATAGACTTTTGCTCCACTCGCATTTCCACTTCCATCATACGTAAAGATAACATGATGATAGTTAGTAGTGTCTAGAGCTGATTCAGTTGCTACTTGTAATATACCAGAAGAATCATCCTTTAAAGCGAGTGATACTTTATCAGAACCATCTGTAATGATTTGCCAACCAACAGAAGGAAATATGTCAGCTTTGCATACAATTGTATCGACATCAGCGAGTGCATTTTTTTTAACCCAAAATGCTACGCTGAATGGATCTAACCTATCATAATCAAAGTTATCTTCATTAGCTAATGTCACCTTTCTTATTTTACTACCACTATTATCAAAATCACCAGCCTTTCCCACTTTACCTGCAACATAAGCTTCTGTTCCAGATACAGTTCCGTTATTATTATTTCCTGAAGAATCTAAGACATTATTATCAAACTTTATTCTCGCCTGTAAGTTTGCGAATTGCACGTCATGGGCATCTTCTCTTTGCACAGTCTCATCGAGAATAATTGATCTATCTCTATGAAGTATAAAGGCTTCTACACGTTGAACTATTTCATTGACAAATCTTGATAAAGCTCTATGAATAGTAAAGTTTTCAAGTCTTTGAACGGTTTCATTAACAAACCTAGTTCTATCAAGATGCGCCACGTATTGCCTTCCTAACTCTAAAGCCTCACTTGCTGTTAACTCTCTGTCATAAATCTGAACATCATCAATATCAGCATTACTAGGAAGTGCTCCTCCAGAGTATGCACCTATAGATACTGATTCATCGTTTAATGGTGAAGATGTTAAATTGTCATTAGCTATAGTTGAATCCCTTACACCATCAAAATAAATATTTGCCCCGCTTGCGTCACCGCTCCCATCATATGTAATGACAATATGGTGCCATACCCCAGGAGTGAGACCTGTACCAGTAACCCGTTGTAATTGATTAGTGCCAAAGGTGTTTGTTAGAGAGAAAACTATTGTGTTTATTCCTGTTGTAAAAATTTCCCAACCAATAGTACCATTATTAGCAGCTTTTGTCACACATGCAGTAGGAGGAGCGCCTGATGTTGGTTTGTTAACCCAAAACGAAACACTGAAAGGATCTAATCTATCATAATCAAAATTGCCTTCATTCGCTAGATTAATTCTTGTACTACTATCAAAATCAAATGCCTTTCCTAGTTTTCCATTGGCAAATTGTGTAGTTCCAGTAACAGTTCCATTGTTGCCATTACCTGAAGAATCTAAGACATCATCATTCAGTTTTATTCTGGCCTGCAAGTTTGAAAATTGTACATCATGAGCATCTTGCCTAAATACAGTTTCATTAAATATTTTTACTAGTCCTAAATTCTTTACAGTATTCTCTACTCTTTGTACTGTTTCAGTAAAGGTTATATTACGTCCTAAAATGCTAGCAAAAGCTTCAACTCTCTGGACTGTTTCATTAAGTATTCTAGTTAAAAATCTTACCACAGTAGTATTTTCAATACGCTGAACCGTTTCATTTAATAGTCTAGTTCTGTCAAGATGGGCAACATATTGTCTTCCCAGTTCCATAGCTTCGGATGCTGTTAACGCCCTGTCATAGATTTGTACATCGTCTAGTGTTCCAGTAAATGCATTACTTCCACTGGAGTATCTACCTATGCTAACTTGGAAATCATTTGTTATTGTATCTGAACCTCCTAAATCATCAGTAATTCCAGCGTCATCTAAAACACCGTCTACATAGATATGTAAACCAGCTGCCGTGACACTTCCATCATATGTACAAACAAGATGATGAAATTTAGTAGTTCCAAGGTCATTAGTTGCAGCACGTTGTAATGCACCAGTTGAAGT